GGGATTGGATGTTTGGGGTTGGAACTGGCAGTCTAATAAAGATCTACGATATATCTTTTTTGACGTCCTCAACATTCCACGCGGGGCTAAAGGGAGCGTGGACCGACATGCACTGGATCGTATCAATTCCTACTTCGTTGCGAAGCCTATCGTGGGGCACATCATCGCAATGCGAGATCTGCAAAAGAAAATCCAAGTTCTAAAGACGGAGATTGATAGAGATGGCCGAATACGTACGAGTTATAATATCGCCGGAACTAACTCGGGACGTCTTAGCTCAAGCTTTTCAGAGTTCGGGACCGGGACCAATTTACAAAATATCGAAGAGTCTCTACGTAGTATGTTTGTCGCGGACTCGGGATATAAACTGGCTTATTTCGATGCTGAGCAAGGTGAAAGCCGCGAAGTCGGGGCGATAGAATGGAACCTATTCAATGACGGAAGATATCTGGACGCATGTGAGACGGGCGACCTGCACACTAGCGTTGCAAAGCTCGTCTGGCCAAACCTGCCTTGGACAGGCGAGCTTGGTAAAGACCGAAAAATCGCCGAACAACGTTATTATCGACATTATGATCGACGATTCATGTGCAAGAAGATTGGTCACGGCTCTAATTATGGAGGCAAACCAGGCACCTTGGCTTTGGAAGCTGAGGTTGAGGTTGGATTAGTGAAAGAATTCCAACCGATTTACTTCGCAAGGTTCCCAGCCCACGAAAGGTGGTTTGAATGGACGGATAACGAACTCCGAAGAAAAGGGCATTTGATTACGCTTCGGGGAAGAAAGCGGTGGTTCTTTGGAAGGAGGGATGACAATGCGACGCTTAGAGAAGGACTCGCCTATATGGCTCAAAGTAGCCTTGCTGATTACCTTGATAGGGGGATGCTTAACGTATGGAGAAGTCGATGCTGTCAGATCCTTATGCAAATACACGACGCCATTCTCGTTCAGTATCCAGAGCAGTTGGAAGGAAAGACGATTGAGCTGGTTCGAGGGCAACTTGAATTTTCTATACCTCTTAAGGGTTCCCGCTTGTTTAGAATTCCCTATGGTGTAAAGACCGGATGGAATTGGGGAGCGCACAGCGAAGGCAATCCCGATGGCCTTAAGACATACCACCCCGGCGACAAACGGCGCAGGCAAGCGCCAACTAACCTCTTGGATCGACGCTTTTACCGAACACACGGGTGAGTTTCTACCTACTCCGAAGATTTTTCGGAGGTGGACAGCGATCAGCGCCATTGGCGCGGTGCTGGAGAGGAAGGTTTGGATCCAAACGGGCCAGCCTCTGTACCCGAACATGTATGTATGTCTGGTTGGGACGAGCGCCAAGGGGAAGACGAGGGTAATTGACTATGCGACTGATGTCGTTAGGGCGATTAAAGATATCTATCTCGCGCCAACCAGTGTTACGCGGGCCTCTCTTATTGACGTCTTGGCTGAGAGTAGACGCAAGCTACCATGGAAAGGGCCAGGCGGTGAGATGGTGGAGTATAATACTCTCTACGTCGCGCTCGACGAACTATCAACATTCATGCCGGAGTATAATGCTGATCTCGTCTCGGCTCTCACCAAATTCTACGACAATAACTGGTATAAGGAGGCCAAGAGAATTGGACACGTCAGGCACGACATTGACAAACCTAATATGAGCATGTTGACCGCAAGTACCCCAACAAATCTAATGCAGACTTTTAATCAGAGAGTTTGGACCCAGGGATTAACTGGGAGGATAATGATGGTGTACTCAGGGGAGGATAAGAAACATAACCCACTAGACGCCACAGTAGAGGAGATACCGCCGGAGTTGGAGCATGATATACAGGTGATCTTCTCTTACTATGGTCAAATGGGCTGGACGCCTGAATATAACAAGGCTCAGAAGGTGTGGTTTGAGAATGGTGGTGGGCCCGAGCACCCGTTGCTCGAGAATTATAATGCCCGGCGCCCAAGTCACCTATACAAGCTATCAATGATCTCCTCGGTGGATCGCGGGGACGACTACACACTTCGCATCGAGGACTTCGAGAGAGCGAAGGAGTGGTTGAAGGAAGCGGAGGTAGAGATGACAAGGGTGTTTGAGTCGGGGTACACTACACAGGACCGACAGATTATGGACGAAGTGGTTGCCTTCCTGAAGAGAGAAGGACCACAGCCGTGGAAGAAACTAGAGTGGAAAGCGAGTTTCATGTGCGAGAGCTACAAGTTGGATAAAGTCCTCGAATTCATGGTGAGGATGCAGATGATTAGGGACAGCGGTGGCAATCAGTGGGTGGCGTCTGGGTCTTCTTGATCAGGACATTCTTTTAGCTGTTGCTCGACTTCTTCGACTGTCTCAATCACCCCAAACGTCTGCGTCGATGCGTAGATCACCGCGTTCGTATTCGGGTGTAAGTGCTGCCTAATAGCTCCCTCTACCGGCCGCACTGCTGCTATGTGGCGGGAGTCGAATAGCAACTCCTTGCCATCGGGGGAATGAAACACTACCAAGCAGCTAAGCGGGATAGACCACTTCCACTTCGTCATCGGTCTCGAGTCCTAGAGCCTCCATCAGCCCAGGGGATACGTCGGCGACCCGGTTGGTGTCAACATGCGGGCCCCAGTCGGCCGGGTGAGCTAGGTGGGATGCGCCGGACTTGGTAGAGCGAACCATCGCCATCTCATATCCAGCTAACCGATCCTTTGAGAATTGGTCGTAGTCCCAACGCATTGCGATGTAGTAGGTGGAGGGATCGAGGCGGCGAGCTAGGCCGGTCGTGCCGGCTGGTTGGTAGTCGAGAAAGATTCCTGGTTTGTCGTCGACCTCGTAGAGGAAGGCGAGGCCTTCGGAAGAAGAGACGCCAGTATCCTCTGGCCCACCGAAGTGGCTTACCTTTCCTTTGACGCGAAGGACTGAAGAGTCGTACTTATCCGGCTTGCTCGCGCAATCGGCGATGGCCTGGCAGATTTCCTCAAAGTTCTCATTGTAGAGCTCGACGTCTGTGGTTGCGTCGACAAAGCAGACCTCGATTAAGATCGCTGGCTCGTTGGTTCCGTTGAGGAAGTAGAGGTCGGAGCGCTTCTTAGCTCCACGGTTGATAAAGCCGGAAGCTTCGCAGATCGCGCCGGTGACTTTCTTCGCAATTTCCTCCTGAGTGACATAGAGCACCTCACACCCTCTCGCGCCCTCAGTGTACATATAGGCGTTGAAGTGGACGGAGACGTCGATGTCTCTGGTATGTTTGTTGTGGAAGTTGACGATGGTGTTGAGGTTTTCGCTTTGCGTTGTAGAGGTGTCGTCGTGGAATTCTATGCACTCGTGGCCAGCCGAGAGCAAACGCTGACGCACTTCGCTAACGACCTTCCTTGCCTCATCAACTTCGTCAATTAGGCCCGAGGCACCGCGAACGTATTTACCATGACCGGAAGAGATTACGATCTTCATTGTCTCACCACTGACATTTTCTGTGATCCGTGCGTTAAGCCGCGACCAACGTCGCCCCATTGATACCAGTCCTTCATGAGACCTGTACGTGGGACCTCGACACCTGTCTCGTAGTCCCAACCATATTTGGCGAGGTTCCCAACCTCTCTTGGAGTGCCGAACTTGTAGGTTGTTAGGTTGATTATATCTTGAATGAGGTTGCCAGCGTACTTGGCGTTGTAGATCTGCTTCTTTCCTTTGATTGCAGTATCGACGTCCCGCCACGCCTGCTGGAGTGGTTGCAGCGCGGAGTCTGCCAAGCCGCCCTCTTGGTTCACTCCGTATTCGAGGGCGTGGACTATGTCTCTTGCGTAGATAGCAGAGTTGGCAAGACCGCCAGCCGACGCCCAGAACAACCTCTGCCCCCATCCCCTTCGATCATCTCTGCCAAGGCCAGTGACGTATTCCTCAACAGCTGTAGGCCAAACAACGTAGGCGAACACGTCGGCCACGACAGCGGGGAGGATGGCGGCGGCCCTGCGCAGCTCCGCTTGCCTGCCCAGATTATACATGTCGTTCAGTTTGAAAGCTATCTCCATTCGGTTCTGGAGCATCGTGCCAAAGAAGTGGTAAAGCGAGGTTATCCACGCATGTATCCCACCGCCAGTTGCAATCTCAGGGAGATTGGTGGGGGCTGTGGATCCGTGTGCATATCGTACCGCACGGTCGGCCTCGAACCTCGCTTCACCAAAGTCGAGTCCTTGGTCCATGGCCTTTAGATATGTCCCAAGCCAGGTTGGGTAGGCGGAAAGCATATCGGAGAAGGCGACTGGTTTGCTGCCCCATTCGATGATCCGCTCACGAAGGGTGCCTTGGGTCATGGCCTTGTAAACTCCACCGAATCTCTCGGACCAGTCTCGAGAGCGACGTTGAATTTCCTCGGAGTTTTCGTCGATGAACTTCTTCCAACTCTCTCCGGTTTCGGGGTTGGTTTGGTACATCATCTTGTATCCACGGAGGAGGTTTTGGACGCCGATCTGGCGGGCGGAGTTGATTAGGGCGGTCGGACCGTGCTTGAGGACTGTTCCGATATTGAGGCCGACGTAGAAGGACATGATGTTCTGCCGAAGGAACTCTGACATTCGATTTCCTTCAACGGCGGCGGCGGAGTTGAATGTTTTAACATGTGCAATGCGAGCAAGAAAGGAATCAATGGCGTTGAGGTACTCGTCGCCGACGTAGCTCTTGAAGCCATTACGTACGGTGGAGTCTTTGAAGATCCTTACGGCGTCCCTTAATGGTTCTTTAAACGCGATATCGTGGATCAATTGATAGAATCGATCAGGGAGGTGGTCCATTGACAGGGATAGTGGATACACCGCCCCAGTGCGTTCGTGGGCATGTGGGTTGGGAATTTGCATTTGGAAGAAGTCAGGGCCGTCTTCGACCTTGTCCAGCGCTGTCCGAGAGCCACGACCGACGTCAAAGTGGTCGGCAATTAGGGGATAATATCCCCCATCCATAACCTTGCCGCTGGCGGTGGTGAACTGACGAGCAGCGATATCTCTCGGGGGGAAGCCAATAGTGCGAAGATAGACCGAATCGAGGTGGTCCCGCTTAATATCCCTAAAGATGTTCC